AGCAATAGATCTAAACTATGCAACTAATGACGAGATCGAAAGGTTCACAGTAACCTTTGCCTATCAGTACTTTGAAACTGACACTACGACGTAAGTTATAAATAGTAGGAGGACTATCATGGTCCTCCTAACTATAAAGGATTAAGAATGGCAGAAACCGTAAACTCTTTTAAATTATTTGGATTTGAAATATCAAGAGCTAAAGATAATAAGTCCATAAAATCTGTAGTCCCACCTAGAGACGACGACGGAGCTGGATACGTAACAGCTACTACACCAGGATATGGTGGTTATGGTGGTGGTCACTATGGAACCTATATGAATATGGAAGGTGACGATTCCAAAGACAACGCTCAACTTATTTTAAAATATCGTGGATCCGCAATGCATCCAGAAGCTGACGCAGCTATAGAAGATATTGTTAATGAAGCTATTTCAGCAAGTGATAACAAACCTAGTGTTAATGTTAACACAGATAGCGTTAAAATAAGTTCAGGAATAAAAAAACAAATTGCTGAAGAATTCAACAATATTTATAATATGCTTAACTTTAAAGAGCTTGGACACGATATTTTTAGAAGATGGTACGTTGATGGTAGACTATATCATCATTTGATAGTCGATGAAAACAATCCAAAAGATGGTATTAAAGAGATCAGATATATCGATGCTATGAAGATAAGAAAAGTTAAGCAAGTAAAGAAAGAAACAGACAGAGCTACTGGAGCTAAGATAGTTAAAAAAGTAGATGAATTTTATATCTATCAAGAGAAACCCGGTAGTCAAGCAAGTGCAGTAAGAATGTCAGCTGACTCAATAAGCTATGTTACTTCTGGTTTGCTAGATGAGAATAGAAGAAAAATAGTATCGTTCTTGCATAAGGCTCTTAAGCCAATTACACAATTAAGAATGATGGAAGACTCATTGGTAATTTACAGATTAGCAAGAGCACCAGAAAGAAGAATGTTTTATATTGACGTAGGTAACTTGCCAAGAGGTAAAGCCGAACAATATATGAAAGATATTATGGCCAAGTATCGTAACAAGCTCGTTTACGACGCAAAAACAGGTGAAATACGCGATGATCGTAAGCATATGTCAATGCTAGAAGATTTTTGGCTACCGCGAAGAGAGGGTGGACGTGGCACAGAAATATCTTCATTACCCGGAGGAGAAAACTTAGGACAAATTGAAGATGTAATTTATTTTCAAAAAAGACTATATAGATCTTTAAATGTTCCTATGAACAGATTAGAACAAGAACAGCAGTTCTCATTAGGAAGAGCTACTGAGATTAGTCGTGATGAACTTAAGTTTCAAAAGTTTATTGATAGATTAAGAAACAGATTTTCTATGTTATTCTATGAGATTCTTAAGAAACAATTAATCTTAAAGAACATAATAACAGAAGAAGATTGGAATAGTTGGAAACATGATTTAAATGTAGACTATTTAAGAGATAACCATTTTTCAGAGTTAAAAGAAGCTGAACTATTAAGAGAAAAATTACAATCGCTAGATCAAGTATCTAATTATGTAGGCGAGTATTTCTCTAAAGAATGGGTACAAAAAAATGTGTTGTTATTCAGTGATGAAGAAATAGATCAGATGAATAAAGACATAACAGCAGCTCAAGCTGCCGCTGAACCAGATCAAGGAGATTTACAGTGAGTGAAAATTTAAAGCAAATGCCAGATGATGTTGATACAATCGAAGATTTAGTAAAATATTCTCTGGAAAAAGATTACAACAAAGCTAATGAAGTTTTTGGTAACGTTATGACAGTTAAAATGAATGACTTACTCGATCAAGCTAAAACTAGAATAGCTGGTCAGACTTATAACGATGAAGAGCCAGATCCAGAAGAGCCTTTAGAAGATGAAGATTTCGAAGAAAATGAAGACGAAGAAGAAATTGAAGATAACGCTGATGAAGAAGAGATCGAAGACGACGAAGAAGAAGATGACACAGTAGAAGACGACGATGAAGAAGAAGAAATACAAGGTGCTGCTGTCTAAAACTTAAAAAGTATAAATATAGGTAAAGGAATGAAAACCTTTTTAGAATTAAGAGAATTAACTGGTAGAAAGCCAGAAGGCAAAATCGTTTTTGATAAGAAGATTCAGCGTATACCAGTTAAGATACATAAAGAACGTACTGGTTTCGTAGCGTACGTAGATGGCGATAGACTTGACGTTTACCGTTCTCAAAGAGAAGCTGAGAAAGCGGCAACTGAAGTCATTAAGCAATACAAAGGAATGAAATAATGGAAATTAGACCTTTAGCAGCCAAAGTAACAGCGAACGGTAGTAGTAATAAAACAACTGTTAGCAATGCTCAAACTGTTTATGTCTGTTCAACTGCTGCAGACTTAATAACAAACGTAACTACAGGAGCTACTATGCAAGTGCCAGCTGCTTTTGCTTTTGTATTGCACAAAGAAAAGTTTGAAGAAATACATGCTGGTTCAACTAACACGCACTTTACTAAGATAGCATATCCAAGAGGATAAAATGAAATTAATATCAGAATATACCGAAAATAAATTAGATTTTTTAGTCGAAAAAGATGAGAAATCTGGAAAGAAAAAGTACGCTATCCAAGGTATATTCGCACAAGCAGAAACAAAGAATCGAAACGGTCGTATATATCCAAAGCCAATTATGGAAAAAGCTTTGTCTAAATACAATGTAGATCAAGTATCAAAAGGCAGAGCAGTTGGTGAGTTAAATCATCCTGAAGGACCGACCGTTAATTTAGATAGAGTTTCCCACAAGATTGATAAGCTGGAATTTGACGGCAATGATGTTGTGGGCAAAGCATCGATATTGGAAACTCCAATGGGTCAAGTTGTAAAAGGCTTGCTTGATGGTGGTGTCACGTTCGGTGTATCGACTCGTGGTATGGGAAGTTTGAAGAACAATGGTAACGCAATGATCGTAAACGACGATTATATTCTTAACGCGGTAGATATCGTGCAAGATCCATCCGCTCCTAGCGCTTTTGTCAATGGGATAATGGAAGGAGTTGAGTGGGTTTGGAATAACGGAATCATTGAGGCTCGAACAATTGAAAGAATGGAGACTGAAATTAAAAAAGCTCCTCGCGCTGACCTTTACGAAGTACAGACTCGTGAGTTTAAGAATTTCCTCTCAATGTTAAAATCAAAATAAGGAGTCAAAAATGACTGATAAAGAAATTATCGAAGATCAGGACGTGGAACTCCAAGAGAGTGATGAGGAAATCTCTGAAATGAAACACGATCCTAAGAATGCTGAAGCTCAGTCAATCGCTTCTGTAGACAAAGCTGGTGATTCACAGGTTGGATCTGCACCGGTTCCCGGGTCTAATAGCCCAGGCGCTACTGCAAAGTCCAATACTAAGAAAGATCCAATGCCAAAGATGACTAAGGCAGGTCTAATTAACGCAATGTACAACAAAATGAAAAAGGGTGATAAAAAAACTCTTGAAGGTATGTACAATAACGTTATGAAAGATCACGTCGAGAATGAAGAAGATGCAATCATTGAAGATAAACCTTCAGTTGATTACAAAGCGGATTTCAAAGACGATCTTAAAGCTCTTGTCTCTGAAGAAGCTACATTGTCTGATGAATTCAAGCAGAAAGCAGAAATCATCTTTGAGGCTGCAATTCAATCAAAATTAACTGATGAGATTGACAGACTTGAAGAGAAATATAACGAAGAGCTTGAAGCTGAGATTCAAAGTACAAAGTCTGATCTCGTAGAGAAAGTGGACAATTACCTAAACTACGTAGTTGAAAACTGGATGGAAGAGAATAAACTAGCTATCCAAAATGGCTTAAGAACTGAGATTGCAGAAGATTTTATGAGTAAGTTAAAAGACTTATTTACAGAATCCTACATCGAAGTGCCAGAAGGAAAAGTCGACATGGTCGAAGAATTAGCTGATACAGTTGAAGATCTTGAGACAAAACTCAATGAAACAACTGAACAGGCTATCGAGCAAGCCGTCGAGCTAGAAGATCTTAAAAAAGATGCTATCATTAGAGAGCACTCAAAAGATTTAGCAGACACTCAAGTTGAAAAGCTTAAATCACTGGTCAGTGACGTAGATTTCGAAGACGAAGAAACTTTTGTTAAAAAAGTAGCTACAGTCAAAGAATCATACTTTACTAAAAATACAACCGCTAATTCCGGAGAAGTAATAGCTGAAGACGAAGATGCACCAACAGTTTCTGCTGAAGGTTCTATGGCTTCATATTTATCCGCAATTAAGAAAACCACTAAATAGGGAGTCCTAATATGGTACCGAATACATCATCTTATGATAAGTTGATTGAGAAGTGGGCTCCAGTACTTAATGAAGAGAGTGCTGGTAAGATCCAAGACAATCATAGAAAAGCTGTTACAGCTGCAGTATTAGAAAACCAAGAGATCGCGCTTAAAGAAGAAGGCATGATTTCAGAGGCAGCTAATACTACTACAACTAATACAGCCGCAACTAACTGGAACCCAGTGTTGATTGCACTAGTAAGAAGAGCTATGCCAAACTTAATGGCATACGATATCTGCGGTGTGCAACCAATGTCAGGTCCAACTGGCTTAATCTTCGCGATGAAGTCAAGATATTTTAACGCTAAGCATAAAGCTGGTCTAGGTGCAAGTGCTACAGGCACAAGCGCTCCGGAAGCTATGTTCAACGAAGTTGAGCAGTATTCTGGTGACTCAGCTGGAGTAGCCGCAAACGCTGCAACTGGTCCATCAGGACTTAAAGGTATTGCAGACGGAGATGGAGACTCAACTATCGATGATAGTAGAGGCGATCCAATTGCCGGTGTTGATAACCTAACAACTGCAGAAGCTGAGGGACTTGGAGCATCAGGTAACCAAGGTTTTGCTGAAATGGGTTTCACTATCGAAAAAGCTACTGTGACTGCAAAGTCTAGAGCGCTAAAGGCAGAATATACTTTAGAACTAGCTCAAGATCTTAAAGCAATCCACGGTCTTGATGCTGAGACAGAGTTAGCTAACATCTTATCAACAGAGATATTAGCTGAAATCAATAGAGAAGTCGTAAGAACAATCAACGGTCAAGCAAAGACTGGTTGTTTACAGTCAAACACCGCTATTAACGGTATCTTCAACGTACAGACAGATGCAGATGGTAGATGGTCAGTTGAGAAGTTCAAAGGATTAATTCTTCAGATCGAAAGAGAAGCTAATGTAATTGCTAAAGAGACACGTAGAGGTAAAGGTAACTTTATGATCTGCTCATCAGACGTAGCATCAGCATTAAACGCTGCAGGAATGTTAGACTATACACCTGCACTAGCTGCTAACTTACAGGTCGACGATACAGGTAATACTTTTGCTGGCGTACTTAACGGCAGAATGAGAGTATACATTGATCCGTATGCAACTTCAGACTATGTCAACGTAGGATATAAGGGTACTAACCCATATGACGCTGGCGTATTCTACTGCCCATACGTACCGCTAACTATGGTCAGAGCTGTTGGGGAAGACACTTTCCAGCCAAAAATCGGTTTTAAAACCAGATATGGAATGCAAGTCAACCCATTCGTCACTGCAACACCAAGAGACGATATCAACGCTGCTACTAAGAAAGCAAATCAGTACTACAGAATATTCAGAGTAGATAATATTCTAGGTGCTTAAGTCTTAGTACTTAATATTAAAAGGGGAGCAGAAGCTCCTCTTTTTTTGTATAAATAACATTATGGAAACATTTCTACTTACTACATTCGTATTCATGGCATTTATAGCTTCAGGCATGTCACTTGGTTTATTGTTTAAACCAATTAAAGGTAGTTGTGGTGGAATAAACTGTAGGTGTAAGAATGGCACTGACGACTAATTTTAACTATCTACAGCCAACTGGCTTTAAGTTAGTTATAGATAGAACTAACTATCCAAATCTAGAATTTTTTGTACAAGATTTTACGCATGCCGGTGTGATAATGAACGCTGCAGATCTTAGCTATAAGAAAATAGCTTCGATACCGTTTATTGGCGATAAGTTGACATACAACGAGATGTTAGCTAATATTATATTAGATGAAGACATGAAATCTTATAGAGAGATGCACACATGGATGAGAAGAATATTAGATCAGGACAATATTACGGCTTTAGATAGATTTACAAATCGTACGCAAAGGCCTCCAGCTCAGTCAGATATAACACTATCAATTTTAAATAGTGCAAATAATGCTATAGTAAGAATAGTTTATAGAGATTGTATACCTGTAGCTTTAACTGACATACAGTTTCAATCAACTGCAGGCGGAGAATCTTTTATTACGTTTGGAGCGTCTTTTAGATTTACGTACTTTGACATATTAAATAAGAACGCGACAACAGGTGCATTTGCGGATTCAGACTCTTTTAACGTTGCTGGCTCTGTAGGTTAATATATAATATTATTGAGGACATTATGATTGATTTGAAAAAAGTCCACGAGATGTGGCAATACGATAGCAACATAGACAATAATCAACTAGACGAAACTTCTCGTCATACTCCAAAACTACACTCTAAATATTTACAACTTTGGTCTACTGCTAAACTAGAGCTAAGAAGAACTGAGTTCGAACAAAAAAAATTATTAAAAGAAAAATGGTTATATTATAACGGTAAAATGGATCAAGAAACTTTAAAACAAAAAGGTTGGGATCCGGATCCTTTTGACGGATTAAAAGTATTAAAAGGTGAGATGGATTATTATTATGACAGCGATCCAGAGATACAAAAATCAGAAGAAAAAATACAATATTGGAAAACAGTAATCGAAACATTAACAGAAATAATAGATAACTTAAAATGGCGACATCAAACAATATCGAACATAATCAGATGGAAACAATTCGAGTCAGGAAACTAAATCACGCGATATTAAAAGTATATTGCGATAGAAGTATAAGCGCAGAACTTAGAGAATTTTTTTCGTTTTACGTCCCAGGCTATAAATTTATGCCAGCCTACAGAAACAGAATATGGGACGGAAAAATAAGACTTTTTAATCAAACAACCGGTGAAATATCGAGTGGATTGTTTCCACAAATTATATCTTTTGCTGAAAGCCGAGAATACAAGATAGACATTGAAGACTCTGAATATGGTAGTCCTAATGAAGGCAATCAAATAAACGTAGATTTTATGATGAAGTTTATCGATGTTTTAAAATTACCGTTTAAGATACGAGATTACCAGTTTGACGCGGTGTGTACCGGAATACAGAGAAAAAGCGCTATATTACTTTCTCCTACTGGTTCAGGCAAGTCTTTAATAATATACGTAATGATGCGTTGGTTGCTAGCAGCTTTAGATAAAGCAAAAAAAGATATATTAATAGTAGTTCCAACAACTTCTCTAGTAGAACAAATGTACAATGATTTTAAATCTTACGGCTACGCTGTTGATAAGCATTGTCATAGAATATATTCAGGTAAAGACAAGAACACTTCTAAAAGAGTTATCATAAGTACTTGGCAGTCAATATATAAGTTTCCAAAAGAATGGTTTGAAAAATTTGGTACAGTATTTGGAGAC